TATGATTGGGAGTGGTTAAGGAAAGAAATAAAAGAACACGGCCTAAGACATAGCACACTCTCGGCCCAAATGCCATCAGAATCATCTAGCGTGGTTTCTAATGCCACAAACGGCATAGAACCACCTAGAGATTATCTATCAATTAAGAAATCTAAAAAAGGTCCTTTAAAACAAATTGTACCTGACTATAAAAGACTTAAAAATAATTACACATTATTATGGGATATGAAATCAAATGAAGGTTATATAAATGTAGTATCTGTAATGCAGAAATATTTTGATCAGGCAATATCTGGTAATTGGTCTTATAATCCTGAAAACTATGAAGACAATCAAGTTCCTGTGTCAACAATGGCACAAGATTTACTTACAACATATAAGTATGGTTGGAAAACGTCATATTATCAAAACACATATGACGCTAAAAAAGATGTTGACGAACCACAACATAACATAGACTACGAAACTCCAGTTGAAGACACACCTAAAGAAGTAGAAGATGAAGAGGCGTGTGAAAGCTGTACAATTTAAAAAGGTAATAAATAGAACGAAATGGTAAAAAGTGTATTCAATAAAGATAAAGGGTTAGACGCAACAAAACAACAAATGTTTTTTGGTCCTGATTTAGCAGTACAAAGATATGATACAATGAAGTATCCTATTTTTGATAAACTGACACAACAACAATTAGGATATTTTTGGAGACCTGAAGAAGTATCTTTACAAAAAGATAGAAACGATTACCTTGAATTAAGAGAAGAACAAAAGTTTATCTTTACTTCTAATTTAAAATATCAAACAATGTTAGATAGTGTACAAGGTAGAGGACCTTGTCTTGCATTTTTACCTTTCATATCATTACCAGAATTAGAAGGTGCTGTTGTTGCTTGGGACTTTATGGAAACTATTCATAGTAGAAGTTACACATACATAATAAAAAATTTATATTCAAATCCTAGTGAAGTATTTGATACAATTATACAAGATGAGAAAATTGAAAAGAGAGCAGCAAGTGTAACAAAAACTTATGATGATTTAATATCTATGGGATATCAATGGACAATTGATCCTAAAAAAGTAGATATGTATGAATTAAAGAAAAGATTATATCTTGCTATGGTATCTGTAAATATATTAGAAGGTTTAAGATTTTATGTATCATTTGCTTGTTCTTTTGGATTTGGTGAATTAAAAAAACTAGAAGGTTCAGCAAAGATTATATCTTTTATTGCAAGAGATGAAAGTCAACATCTTGCAATGTCGCAAAGAATAATTAATAACTGGAGAGATTACGAAAACGATAAAGATTTTACAAAGATTATTAAAGAAACTGAAAAAGAAGTTTTACAAATGTATGATGATGCTGTACAACAAGAGAAACGTTGGGCAACGTATTTGTTTAGTAAAGGATCAATGATTGGTTTATCAGAAAAACTATTACATCAATTTGTAGAGTATATGGCAAATAGAAGAATGAAGGCAATACAATTAACACCTGCTTATGATCAAAAAACAAATCCATTGCCTTGGGTAGAACATTGGTTGAATAGTAGATCAACACAAAATGCACCACAAGAAACAGAAATAGAAAGTTATGTAATAGGTGGTATTAAACAAGACGTTAAGAAAGATCAGTTTAAAAAATTCAAACTATAATGACATTAGAAATTAAACTAGACAAAGCAAATAAACATTGTTCTAATTGCGATACTAAATATTCTGTAGAATGGAATACGGAAGAACAAGATTTAGAACCATTAACTTGTCCTTTTTGTGGATATGAGGTAGAGATTGATGATGTTGAAGAAATTGAGGAAAGATATGAGTCTAGTGAAGAAGACGATAGTTGGAATTGATTATAGTTTAACAAGTCCTGCTGTTTGTATAAACATTGATGGCAATGCAGGTTTGATGTTTTATTATTTAACTAATAGAAAAAAGTGGATTGGTAATATGAGTGAGGATGTTGTTGGTTATGAACATAAAGAATATAAAACTCCTATACACAGATTTTCTCAAATTTCAGATTTTGTTTTAGATATAGTTACAAATCTAATTAATCCTATAGTCTATATCGAAGGTTATTCTTTTGGATCAAAAGGACAAGGTATATTTCAAATAGCAGAAAACTGTGGCATACTCAAATACAGATTACAAGAACTAAAAATACCATACGAAACAATTGTACCTAGTGTAGTAAAGAAAGGTGCAACAGGTAAAGGCAACGCAGATAAAGATATGATGTATGAATCGTTTGTTAAAGAAACAAAAATAGATTTAAAAAAGATATTTGATACAGATAAGGTAGGTAATCCTATATCAGACATTGCAGATAGTTATTTTATACAAAAGGTTGGTTATGAAAATAGTACAGTTTGATAAATCAAAAGCAGTAACTTCTATTACACACGCCCTAAAAGAAAAACACGAGATCATAAATTTATCTAATACAGACAGTTTTAATTATAAAGATTTTTATGATATGAAAACTTGTGATTTCTTTTTAAATAACGGTACTTTTGGCAGTCAACATCCTAAAAGACAATGGTTACCTAACGCAAATAATCATAAGATGGCAGTTATGAATCATAGAAACGATTTAGTTAATATGTTTGCTTATCATTATAATAAAAAAATTATTCATATAGAAAGTGCTACATTAAGTAGAATGAAGTGTAATTATATTAATAAATTCTACAAAGAAATACCACCTAGATATTATAGAATGGGATTAAATCATTGGGTTTATAGTAAAACAAAGTGGTGTAAACCTATTAAAGGACGGTTAGAAAAGACTATAAAACTAATAGAAGAAGCAAATAATATAAAATTTACAAATGTACATAATCATCAATGGAAAAACAATAAAGACGGTTATATTTTAATTTTACCTGGTTTAGAAGACGACCCTACTAGCTCTGTGCCTGTTGCTGAATTTGTTGCACAAACAGTACATTGGATTAAACAAGTTACAGATAGAAAAATTGTTGTTAAGGCACATCCTCATAGTAAACTAACTTATAGTGATTTAGATGTTGAAGTAATGGTAGGTAACAATAAAATTGTTGACATTGCAAAAGATGTTTACTGTGCTATACTAGATAGTAGTACAAGTATTTTTGAATTAACTGAATTAGGAATACCTACAATTACAACTGAACATAGTTTTGGTGTAGGATTAGGTAATACAGATTATAGAAAAGTAGAAAATTTGCATTATGCAAATAGTAATGAAGTTTTAAAATGGTTTGAACAAATGGCGTCAACAGAATTTTTAATGAGTGAATTTGATAACACAGATTTTATTCTACCAAGAATTAAGGAGTTACTAGAATGAGTAATATAAAAGGTTTACCTAAACATTTAGGTGGTCACGGTAATATCACACACATAGATACAGGTTTGTTAGCATTTGCAATTAATCATTTAAAATGTAAATCTATGCTAGATATAGGTTGTGGACCAGGAGGTATGGTTTACGAAGCAAGAAGATTGGGATTAGACGCAAGAGGTGTTGATGGCGACTTTGTAACTACAAGAGAAAAACCAGAGTTATTTGAAATACACGACTTTACAAAAGGTAAGTTAGAAAGTATTAAAATGAACTTTGATTTAATATGGTGTTGTGAATTTATAGAACACGTAGAAAAAGAATATGAAGATAATTGGATGTCATTAATGCAAAAAGGTAAATACGTGTTTGTTACATATTCAGAACCAGGTAAACCAGGTCATCATCACGTTAATTGTGAACCATTAGAGTATTGGTTAGAACTATTTGATAGATATGGATTTAAATATAGAGAAGATTTAACAAAACAATCTAAAGAAATCTCTACAATGAAAAGAGAGTTTTGGAAAGAAACAGGTTTAATATTTGAAAGGAAATAATGAAAAAGGCGATTATAACTGGCATAACAGGACAAGACGGATGCTATCTAGCAAAATTATTATTATCTAAAGGATATAAAGTTTACGGCGCTCAAAGAAGAAACACAGGTAAAAGATATTGGCGTTTAGATGAATTAAATATAACAGATCAAATAGAATTTGTTGATATTGATTTAGGTGAACCATACAATATAGAAAAAGTATTAGACAAAGTACAACCAGACGAGTTTTATAATTTAGCAGCACAATCATTTGTAGGTCTTTCATTTGAACAACCACAAGTAACAACAATAACTAACTCACTAGGCGTATTAAATATACTAGAAGTTATAAGAAACAAGTATCCAAACATAAAATTTTATCAGGCATCCACAAGTGAAATGTATGGTAAAGTAACAGAAAATCCACAAAAAGAAACAACAAGATTTTATCCACGTAGTCCGTATGGGTGTGCTAAAGCATATTCACATTATTTAACTGTAAACTATAGAGAAAGTTATAATCTATTTACTTGTTCAGGTATATTATTTAACCACGAAAGTCCTATGAGAGGTGAAGAATTTGTAACAAGAAAGATTACAAAAGGTTTAGTACATTGGTTGAAAAACGGTAAACCTGTAGAGTTAGGTAATTTAGATTCAAAAAGAGATTGGGGACACGCTGAAGATTATGTTGAGGCAATGTGGTTAATGTTACAACAAGATAAACCAGAGGATTATGTAATTGCAACAGGCAAAACATATTCAATAAAAGACTTTATACAAAAGTGTTTAAATAGATTAGAAATTAATTTTTATAATAATGGTGATGAATTTTTAGATAATCACGGAAATTATATTATAAAAACAAATCCTAAATTTGTAAGACCTGCTGAAGTTGATTTACTAGTAGGTGATTCTAGTAAGGCAAAAAAAGAATTGTTATGGAAACCTAAACACAATTTAGATAGTTTAATTGATGATATGATACAGGCAGACCTGAAAAGATATGGATAAGATATTTGTTACAACTTTTAATAAAAGATTATATGATGAATATGCTCATCAACTATTAAAAACATTTGAGATAACAAATCAAAAGATACCTTTATATGTTTTTATA